ATCTACATAGAAGGTCAAACGATTCAAGCTCGCCAAAGTGCACTGAAGGCTAACGAAAATACATTCATCCAGAACAACAACGCTAAATTAAAAAAGTTTGATCGTCAACAAGAAGACCTAAAAAAGATTATTCAATACAGTCAAACAGCTTTAGAAAGTTTTGAGAGAATACGTCAGAAAAATTGGGATGCTACAGCTGAGGCATCATATAACTATTATATGACTCATCCAACACCCATAGAAGATCAGATAAAAACAGACGTACGAGAAGAAGCTAATTGGCGGTGGGGTGAAGCAATAGAGCAAACTGCTGATCAAATGGCTAGAGATGGCTTTTCAAATGAACAAGTTGCTCTAGTTAGGTATAAAAACAGTGCCTCTGATTATGGAAGGTTAAAAGCTTATTCAGTAATAGCTGGTAGTAATTTCGGCTCATGGGCTGAAAAGAAGCTAGCTGAAAAGGGAGCTAGAAGCTCTGCTGAGAAAGAAGCTTTATTAGATAAACTTCGTATTGAGTATTTAAAACAGCATAAATTATATAATGTCAGTTCGGATTTCTTGGAGCCTATGTTCCAAAAAATGCGTAGTCAGTCAGCTTCTATCCTAAGTAAAAGTAGACATGTTGAAGCAGTTGAAAGTACTCAACTAAAAACACGTCAACATGAAGAAGTATTTAGAGGAGCTCTTCTGCAATCGGATGAAGCAGCAGGTGAAGCTTTAAATAACCTCTTTGTTCAAAGAACTAGAGAATTAAAACCTAATGGTTACGCATATACAAACGCGGAAGCAAAAGAATATATCTTTGAATTTATAGAAACTTTACCTCCAAGTGTATCTGATAGACAAATTAGAAATATTTTTTATCGTACTAAACTACTTTCTCAAAATAACACTTGGGGTGATGCTAATGGTTCACAACTTGATAATGCTTTAAGTAATCGTAAGGAAAAAGAAAAGACTAAAGCACGTCTTAGAGAATTAGAGGCTGAAGCTATTAGGAAAGACTTAAAACAGAAAGCACATGAATTTTTCAAAGATCCTACTCAATGGAATGGAGATATAAAAGCTGGTCAAAATGCAATAAATGAATTAATAGTTGCTGGAATAGATGTAGATGAATTTAGACCATACTTAGATCAAAGTAAACAAAGTTTAGCTGATGGGGACGAAGTAAGAAGAAGTATCAACAATAATAGAAGTAGACATACATTAACAGTTAAAGATCTAAACAATCCTTACGTTCCAGATGATTTAAAAAAAGAATATATGGATGAAGCATTGAAAAACGATGCTTTATTTGGAACTATCGACTTTAAACCTATAAATAATAGTCTCTCATCTAAACTAAAGTCTAAGCTACAAACTCTAAATATAGAGGAACAACATAGTAGCTTCTTTACAGCACTTGAAGAAGCTAAGTTTCTTGTCAGAGACTATATCAAAAATCAAGGTGGAGATATAACTAAGGCTCATGAATATGTGCTAAATATGATAGATAAGCCTAATGGATTATTTGAGGTTACATCTTCTGCAGAGGCTCTTAATGATCAAGCATTCTTTAATAGTTTTACTCCAGGTACTCATAATAACGAACCTAAAATAGCTAACTTATCAGATCCTCTTAAAATTGAGAATAAGATAAGAGAGATAGAAGAAGATCCAACATTAATAGAGACAGAACTACTTGCACATCCCATGAAATATGAAGAAATTGTCAATAATATTAAAGATGGTAAAAGCTATCGACTTCCAGAAATATACTTTAAGTTATCTGCAAGTAATCCAGAAAAATGGGGTACTCCAGTTGAGTTATGGACAAAGAATTTAAAGGCTGCATTTAAGAATGAAAAGTTACCTAATTTAGACATAAAAGATTTTAGGAAAACTTTATTTAGAGATGTTGAAGACCCAAAAGCAAAAATATTTATCAATAACATCAGAACTAAAGCTGACCTTTTAAAAAGCATACAAATTCACAACAACCCAACATCAACTAGAAATCCTATATTTATGTCTAATTTAGTACAACGTAAACTTAATGTTCCATCAGTTGTAGAGGCTATATTAACAAGAGAACAAATGAGAGATGACGAAACAAAGGAATATCAAGTTAACCCTAATCCATTAGGACTAGGTGCATTCATTGACTATGAGGTAGAGTAATGGAAAATGAAGACATATTAGATCAAAAGACTATTATCGAAAAAGATAGAGTCAAGAGAGCTCGTGAGAGGATTAACAGATTAGATCAAGGTCATACATATAACACACCAGTCACAGTTGAGGGGACCGAAGATAGATTTGAAGATATCGATTCAAAAGTAAGAGAAGATGCTAATAGAGTTATTAATGAAGCTAATAACCCTAGTCCAGAAACATCTAATGCAGATCAACAGATACAAGCTAATCAACAACTACTAGATAAATTCCCTGATCGACAAAATCTTAGTGGTGTAGATAAAGCTATTAGCCAAATGAGTGACCAGTTCTCAGAGTTTCATACTGACATGAAGTTAGATATAAACCCTGCTAAATGGGCTTATATGGCTGGTATGGGTGCATTAGATGTACCTTTTGATGTAGTAGGTCTTGTTGCACCTGAACTTGATGACACCTTTGATGAGGTAACTAAATTCGAGAATGAAGGTGCTCGTAAATTCAGAGCAGCAGCGAGTGTAATTTTACCAACAATAGTAACTGCTGGAGCATATGGTAAATGGGTATCTGCACAAAAACTACCAGCTTTAGCTAAGGCTGCAGCTAATGTAGGCGGTGTTGGTTTAATTAATGGTGCAATAGCGAGTGCAACTGATTTCGGAGCAGATCCAGAGAATAGATTCTTAACTAGTCCACAAAACTTCAAACGTCTACAGGAATGGTGGCCAGAAATATTTGGACCACAGGGTAGATATCCAATAGCTGAAGATTTAACAAAAATAGATGGTATTGATCCTGAACTTAATAGGTTATTAGTTGGTCTTGATGAAACTGCATTAAGTCTTGTTGGTGATATTATTGGTTATGGATTTAATGCTGCTAAACCTCTTCTTTGGAAATTCAAACCTTTAGATAAAAAAGCTGCTGCCTTTAAGAGAGGTACTCAGATTAAATATATGGAGGGTGATACAAAAAGAGCTATATCAGATATTGATGGAGTATTAGAAAGTGGGACTCTTGGTCAAGAACAGTCACAAAAACTTCTTGCTAAGAAAGTCCAATTAATGGATCAGATAACAAAGACAGGGTCGTCTGAAGTTACTGGTAATCCAGCTGAGTCTATTATTAGAGATAAGCAAAGGTCACGTCAGGCATATAGAGATCAGAGAGCACTTAAAAAACTGCAAGAGGAATCAATTAAAGATACCAAAGCAACTCAGGCAGTATCTATGTTAAAAGGTATGTCTGAGGAAGAGATGATGAAACTTCCAAAAGATGTTTTATTAAAAGAAGTAAGAAATCTTGGATTGAATGCCTCTGATGAACAACTTGCAAAATTAGGTCTAGATAGAGATTATTTTAAGCCAAAGGGATTTGATTCTGATATAACTCCAACACTTGCTAGTGAAACCCAACTAACAGGTAAAGCTCATGTACCTGGTGCAGCTGTAAGGAACACCTTAGATGTAACAGCACAAGAGATGGGTGAGTACTCAAGAAATGCTGTACCTACTGCACCTTATACAGAAGCCATGAAAGAGAAGGGATTAATCCTTGGTAAGTCTCATCATCTAGTTGCTGATATAGCTAATAAAGTAAGAGAATCTGGTAAGTATGCTGACTTCCAAGATAAATGGAGATCAGGTGTTAGATCACAAGCTGCATGGAATATCTATGAAAAGATAATGAAGCCTGGTACAGGTGAGCAGTTAGGACAAGTGTTGAGTGATCCAAAGTATCTAAGAAAAGAAACACTACTCAATGAAGTATTGGGTGATGCTGAAGTTCAATACTTAAACCCACAAGCTACTGAAGCTGCAGCTGTAGCTATTAGTGACTTATTAGATGTTTATTTAGGTAGAGAAACTCAGGAGACTTCAGCCAGGGTCATGTCTACCCTTGGAAAGGAGATCTCAGCCATCTCTAATGCCTCTGTAACGTTCAAAGGTTTAATGGATGACGAAACGGTATTCAAGAACATTATGGACCGTGTAGAGCTATTAGAGGCGGAATATGGGAAGTCTAAATATGTAGCTGGTTGGACACTTCAAAACCTTAAATGGTGGAAGCGATGGAAGAAGGGTAATGTTGCAGAAACTGCTCAAATGACATTTGAAGAGTTTACCAATAATGCAACTAAAGTTCATTCAGATTTCAAAGTATTCAGAGAAAACCTAGAGAAAGCCAAAGCTGAAAACCCACGCATAGCTCAGATTCTTAAAGAAGCTTATGACTATAGTGATGGTAATGTAAATGACATACTTTCTTTAGATAAATGGGCTGCTAATGCAATATCACCAGGAGGTTTAATAGTAAGTAGTGGTGAGAGAGGCATGAACCTCTTTGCTAAGGGTGCCTGGGCTGTTGTTTATAACAATGTTCTATCTGGTCTATCTGGAGCAAGAGCAGCAGTAGGTAATGGAAGTATGTTAATCCTTAAACCATTAACAACAATAAGTAGAGCAGGTATAAGATCAGTACTAACCCGTGATACAGAGCCAATAGAAAGAGCTCTATACATGCATGGTGCGATGTTTGAAACTACACGTAGAGCTTTTAGTGATATGACGGCACGTATGGCAAAAGTCCATAGTGATCCAGATTTTCTGATGAAAGCAATCCGTAAGGACTTTGCTGTAGAAGAAGATAGTGCTTGGAAGATTATTGATAACTACAGTAAAGAGTGGGAAAAACAAGCTGCAGAAGGTAATTGGTTAGCACATCAAAAACTATATTCATATAAATGGGCTCATGCTAACCGTGCCATATCTCGTATGAAGTGGTTGAGAACTGGTCTTACATCTATGGCAGGTGTAGATGCTTTTACAGATACATTCATGGCTACTTATATATCTAGAATTAGAGCCTATGACCAAGTTCTGACTGATGGTGGTAAAACATTAGATCCAGAAATATTCGCTGCTCGTTTAAAAAAAGCTGAAGAGCTTAACTACAGCAAAATGTTTGATAGCAATGGTCTTTTAACTGATACTGCTGCTAAAAATGCATCAGGTGAAATTGCTTTAAATTTAGATGATGGAATCTCTAATTGGTTAAATAAAGGTTTAACAAAAGTACCAGCATTAAAGACATTAATGATGTTTCCTCGGACTGGTATAAACATGGTAAAACAAGCAGCTTCTTTTTTACCTATGAGTCTTGTTCCTTTGTGGAATAGTAAATATACAAAAATCTTAGAAGCTGGTGATGATATAAATCTAATTAAACAAGCATTAGCAGAGCACCAAATTGACTTTGATAGTACTCCTAATGCTATGGCTATCTATAAGCAGCTTAAAGATGAGTATGAAGGTCGGTGGGTGATTGGTAGTGCAACTGCAATTATGGGGTATTCGTATGCCATGGCAGGTGGTATCAGAGGTAATGGACCTGCTAACCATTCAGAAAGACAGAAGCTAATGGCAAAAGGCTGGAGACCATACACAGTAAAAATAGGTAATAACTGGATTTCTTATAAAGGGATACCAATGGTTGAACAAATGTTTGCTTTAGTTGGAGACTTAGCATATTACCAAACTGCATTAGGTAGTAATTTAGTTACTGAAAATTTAGATAAACTTGGTTGGACTATCTCTGCTACATTCCTAAACAACACACCTTTATATGGTATTGAACCATTTATGGCTATAATAAATGGTGATGAGGCTGCATTTAAACGACTAGGTGCAAATTTAATAAGAGGTGCTATTCCTCAATCTGGTGCTGTTGGTGTTATATCAAAAGCTATTACTAGTGCTCAAAAAGATATATATGATAATTTCTGGGGATATGTATTAAATACAACTCCTGCAAGAGGTATTTTACCTTCACAAATAAACCATTGGACTGGTGAAGAAATCAATGAAATGGATAACCATCTTCTTCGTTCTATTAATGCATTTCTTCCAAATAAAATAACTGATGTTGAGGAACCTTGGGAGCTTTGGTTAATGAATAGTGGTTTTGATGATATAGGATTTCTTACTACTAAATATGATTCAGACGTTAAATATACTGCTGAAGAAAGAGAACTTATAGGTAAGTTTATAGGTGAAGAGCAGCTTTGGAAGGTAATAAATTCCAAAAAATTCATGCATAACAAAAAATTCAATGAAGAACTTGATGTATTAAGGACATTAATTAACAAGCATGGTGAATGGTCTGATGAAGTGAAGAAACATAAAGATAAAATGCAAGTCTATAGAGAATTAAATAAACTATTAAATGATGCCAAGAAAAAAGCGGAAGCACGTATAGCATTAGATCCACGTTTCCAACATTTAGATATACAAGCTAAGCAAAGTAAAATGACAGGTAAATTGATGAAGAAAGATATAAATAAAGCCATTAAAAATGCGAAAAGAAATCAAGAAATAAATGAATTAATAGTACCTAATAGATAACAACAACAACATGCAATGGCAGTAACAGAAAACACATACACAGGTAATGGCTCCACCACCACTTACGCATTTACATTTCCATATTTAAAGACCTCCGACATTAAAGCTAGTGTTGGAGGCAGTGTCACCACAGCATTTACTCTTCCAACTGCTACGACGCTACAATTTAATACAGCACCTGCCAATTCTGCAGCGGTAAGAATATACCGTGAAACAGCTGACACAAATTTATCTGCTACCTTTTATGCGGGGTCATCTATTAAATCACAAGATTTAAATGATAACTTCACTCAAAACTTATATGTTACACAGGAAGCAAATAACTTATCAACATCAGCTAGCACGACTGCTACCACCGCTAAAACGACTGCTGACACAGCAATAACAAATGCTGCTAGTGCGACATCAACAGCCAATACAGCCTCTACAAACGCCACTAATGCGGTAAGTACAGCGAATACAGCATCTACAAATGCTACTAATGCAGTTACCACGGCGAATAGTGCTGATACCAAAGCTGATAGTGCTTTAGCAGCTATTAACACATCAGCTGTATATAACCCAGTCGCTAATGTTGCAGCAATCCCTGCATCTCCTAGTAATGGGGACAATATACAAGTAACAGATTCAACAGGTATAGAGAGCTTCTCACCATTAGCTGGTAGACCTGGAAGTTTTACAGGTGCCTCAGCATTAGCTGCAAGAATATCTTATTCAAGTTCAGGTTCTACTTGGAATTGGATTGGATATGTAGTTAATGATCCTGATGCTAGGTATGCGAATCAAGCATCACCAACGTTTACAGGTAATGTCACAATTAATGCTCAAGGTGATATACGTTTAGCAGATAGTGATTCTAGTAATTATGTAGGTTTTCAAAGTCCTGCAACAGTAGCTAGTAATGTTGTTTGGACCTTACCTGCGAGTGATGGAAGTGCTTCACAGGTTTTAAAAACTGATGGATCAGGTGCTCTTAGTTGGGTTACTGTTAGTTCTAGCACTAATGCGACTACAGTTACTATTGCTGATGAGTCTAGTGATACAACTTGTTTCCCGTTGTTTGCGACAGGAGCAACAGGAGATCTAGCTCCTAAGTCTGGTAGTAATTTAACTTTTAATTCTAGTACTGGATTATTAACTTCTACTGGTTTAACAACTACTAATTTAATTGCTGGTAGTTTGACCTATCCTACGAGTGATGGTAGTGCATCTCAGGTATTACAGACTAATGGTAGTGGAACTTTATCATTCGCAACAGTCAGTAGTGGAGGTTTAACTTCAAGTGCTACTTACAACACAGTAGGTGGTACAAATGCTGGTGAAGACTTAAGTGGTACTGCAACTGATAATACATTAATTGGTTATGACGCTGGTAAGGATCTAGCTGACCAAACTGATGGTGATGAAGGTAGTATGAATGTCGCTGTAGGTAAGGATGCTTTAGAACTAGCTCAGAAAGCTAGAGAAACTGTTGCTATTGGTAATGAAGCCTTAGCAGTTCCTACAACTGGAGATATACAAGCCAATACAGCGGTTGGTTATAGGGCTATGAAAGGGAGTGGAGCGACTGATAACAGGACATATAACGTAGCTGTAGGCTATGAAAGTATGATCAATACAGGGGATTCTAAGGATAATACATGTGTAGGTAATACATCAGGTAAGAGTATTGCAGGTGATGATAATACCTGTATAGGATCTAACTCTGGTAGAGATGTCACCTCTGGTGAAAATAACCTATTACTTGGACATGATTCTGGTAGATCCGCTTCACCTTCTGGTCAAATAACAAGTGGTGATAATAATGTCTGTCTAGGTGATAATGACATTGCTAATCTTTATTGTGCTGATACCTCAATCTCTTCATCTGACAAAAGAGATAAGACTGATGTTGTTAACTTTACTGTTGGTTTAGATTGGATCAATAAACTACAACCAGTCACTTATAGATGGGATAAGAGGTCATGGTACACAGAATATAATGATGATGGTAGTATCAAGTCATCCACAACACCTGATGGTACAAAGAAAAGATCAAGAATACATATTGGTTTCTTAGCTCAAGATTTCATAGAGGTTGAAAAGCAGTTTGGATATGGAACAAGTAAAGATACTATGCTTGTTGCTAACCAAAATGAAGATTCTTCAAACCCTAGTTATGGCTTGAAATATGAGAGATTAGTCCCTATCCTTACAAACGCTATCAAAGAGTTATCTGCAAAAGTTACGACCCTTGAAACAAAAGTCGCAGCACTTGAAGCTGGTTGATGGAATTACCATCCATAAATCTTCCTGAGACTTTACAACTACCTGGAGCTATACAACTACCTAGACCAACTATCAATCAACCAAGGGCTAAGATACCTAATTATAATCCTATGGTAATAGCTCCTAGTAAGTTAGCGCCACCTGTAGGTGTTCCTACGATCCAGGCTGAAGAGATAATGGAACAGGAGGAAAAGAGGAAAGAAGAAGGAAAGCCACCCAAACCCAAGACAGAGGCAGCTGAAGTTAAAAGAGTTGATATACCATTTACTGACCTGACGTTTCCAGTTCCCAAAGAAGAAATATTAGTTACTGCAGGAACAACAGCGTCAGTAAGTGTAATAGCAACACTGACAGTAACTTCATTATTTAAGCAAACTGTCAAAGTAATGAAGCCAATAATTATGCAGATAGCGAAAAGAATACAAAAAAAATTCAATGGAAAGTCCAGCGGAAAAACCAAAGAACCTTCTGCATAAACTAAAAGAGGGTATGGATGATAGAGAGGAACAGATGGCAATATTAGGAGCGTTTGTGCGCCTAGGGGTTGTGATTTGGTCTGGATTTATTATCACCTTAAATTATGTGGAGCTACCGATGATTAAAAAGGGAGCAAGTGGTGATATCACGTTCCCTGCCAGTATTTTCACTGGAGCTTTAGCAACATTCGGTTTGACTACATCCAATAATGGAAACGGTAAAAAGAACGACACACTTAAGAAGGAAAAAGTTTAATGAAAAAGTATTTACTACTTTTAATACTGCTAATACCATCTGCAGTTAGAGCAAATACAATTACACCCGCCTTCACCCAAGGTAGTATGAATAGTACTACCACATCTACCCAAGAGGTAGTTGAGACAATACAAACACAGGTATATGGAGGAGATTACTCCAGTTGGACAGGAACCAATATAACTCCAAGCGACTCAATCAACGCAGATGGAGTAACGTTCGACATAACAACTGCAGGGGAGAACTTCCAGCTAGAGATAGTAACGAGAGCTGCAGGTTTAATCGAGCAAACAGATATCACAAGAAATATAGACACAACGTCTACTACAGTTTCCTTATCAGTCTTCTCACAATAGGAAATCCTGTATTAGCTGAAGGTGACACGGTATTAAACCCTCAAACCTCAGCTGCTGCAACTGGTAATGTAACTAATCAGGCGGTCCAATTTCAGAATAATGGGTCACCGTCTAGACAACAATATGGGGGAGGTGTTGTTTGTAATGGAGCCACCTTAGCATTATCCCCCTATTACTTAGGAAACGAAATAAGACCATATGATGAGCAGTCATACAACATCACTCAGAACTGGGGAATACAAATGACGTTTATGGTTCCACTTAATGGGGAATCGGTAGAGATTTGTAAAGCGATAGCTAAGAGACGTTTAGAAAAAGAACGTTTGGATTATGAAATGATTCGTATAGCTAATTGCACAAAGATCATGCAGCGTGGATTCACGTTACGACCTGGATCAAGATTTGAATCTATATGTTCTGATGTTGTACCGATTGCAGTAATAGCAAAACAATCAAATTAATCATGCAACATAAACTTATCAACGGACGGTGGAGATGGGCTCCTGATGGGTTATTTATTAGTTATGCCAAACTTAGTGACCATGCAACGGCTAGTGGAGGCGCAGTAGCTTCTGCTGATACTTGGTTTATTAGAAATTTAACTCATGAAGATCACGACCCTGATGGTATTGTCAGTCTAAATACAAGTACTAATAAATTCACCCTACAACCAGGTACATACTGGATAAAAGGACTAGCTTCTTTTATGAAAATAGATTCAAGTTCAGTAAGAATCTATAACTATACTGATAGCTCAGTAGCTTGTAGCGGAACCCTTGATTACTCTCAAGATGCTGCTTTTTACGGTTCTAGTGCTCCAGTAACTACTGGTCGTGTAACTATAACTGCAGCAACAGAGTTTGGTCTTGAAGGTATAACAGCTGCCACCAACACAGATGCTACAGCTAAAGGTCCAATAGACAGTGCTTTCCATTCAGATGGATCATCATACACAGAGCTAGCCACTGTAGAGATATTCAAAGAATCTTAAACAATCAATTAATCATATGAGTACAATAAGCGATCAAATTGCAAAGCAAGAAGAAGCACAAGCAAAAGCTAAGAAGAAAAAGTCTACTAAGAAAAAAGTAGATGAAAGTTAAGTTAGCAATACTAGCTCTATTACTTTTCTTTGGAGGATTTGCTGTGAAGAAAGGTTTGGAGTTAAAGAACTCACCAACAGTAAAAGTCATACAACAACTTCAAGATAAAAAAGAAATCATTGAGGAGCTACAAAAATCACCACTACAACTGCCAACCCAACTACAAAATCAGAAAAACTAATGCTTATCATTAAACCCATCCTAATGACATTCCTCTCTACTAATGCAGTAAAGAATTTAATTGTTCAACTGTTAGAGGCATATGCAAAGTCAACTGATAACACTATTGACGATAAAGCAGTAGAGATCGTCAGACGTAATCTATTCCCTGGACTGAAAGAAGAACAATGAAGAAACGAGCCACTGAAGACCAATTTAATGAGCTACATAACCTTGTCACGACTGAGTTTCTTAAACGGGTCAGAAGTGGCGAAGCTTCTACTCAAGATCTAAAAGCAGCATGTGATTGGTTAAAAACAAATGACATTAGCGGAGTAGCTGTAGAAGGTAGTCCTCTCTATAAGCTTGCAGCTGTTATGCCAAAAATAGACCCCGAACTAGTACAACAAAGGCTTTATGGGAAAAACAGCAGAGTACTACAGGAAGAATCCTGAAGCTCGAAAGAAAAGACTTAAACAACAAAGTGAATATCAAAAAACACCTAAGGGTAAACGAATTAAAAAGGATGCCAACAAGTTAAATAGAAAGCTAGGTACTTACGGAAATGGTGATGGTAAAGACGCTGCTCACTACAAAGGAAGCACCACTGAAGGAAGGCTACAGTCTCCATCTACTAACCGTAAAAGCAGACTAAAAATTCGTACTAAATGACACCACTACTACCAAGCCCTGACCACTATTTACATAACCTAATAACCATGACAAGTCCTGACGCTAAACGTCTCTGGAGAAGAGCTATTAAAGAGCACTTCAATTGTCAATGTGTTTATTGCGGAAATAATTATGAACTTACAGAACTTACATTAGATCATGTCAAACCTAAAACATATGGCGGAGAGAATCTTACAAGCAATTTGGTTCCCGCCTGTAGAGCGTGCAATCAAGGCAAAGGTAGCAGTCATTGGCTCAGATGGATGCGTCAGACATTTGGACGTAACCATTCCAGAGAGCAACTTATTTTAAACCATATTAATTAATGGCAAAAGAATTTACAGGTACAGCTACTTATGAGTCTCCCAAAGATAAAGCTGATGCCAAGGAATACAAAGAAATGAGGGAGGCAAAAGAATCGTACTTCGAAGAAAGAGCTAAACGCATTAAGTCTAAGAAGTCGTATTAACACCAACTAATCAATATTACGTAGCCGTCCGCAAGGGCGGCTTTTTTTATGGCCGAAAAACTTTATAACAATATTAAAGATAAGTCCAAGGCTCTAAAAATAGCAAAAGATTTAAGAGCTGATGGAGTATCAATATCCGATATCAATAATAAAAAACTTGGTATTGGTAGATGGAAAAACAAAGAAGGCAAAGTAGTTGATTGGAAAATCAAAAATGGAGGCGGTCTTAATGTTCAATTTGTTCAGGTAGAAAAAAACAAAAAGGCTAAAAATCGTCAAGGAAAAAGACGATCTGATAAGCTTAAAGTTAATCCAGAGGCAAAAAACTTAATAAAAAAAGCTAAGGTTCCTGGTAAAACTACTGAAGGTTTTAAGAAACTATTAACATCAGATAGGACTAAAGCTGATAATGAAAGAAAAGTAGTAGAGGCAATCACTGGTCAGAGATACCATAAAGGTCATGGTGATGCTGTTGGAACTGGTGGTTCCGATAGAATTACTAACACCTCACCTGAATTAGCTATAAACAATGAAACTCAGCGAGAGTTTAGTGGAAGATCAAAAAAAGATCTAGGTTTAGCTAATATTGGACATGAACAAATAAAAGCTGCAGCTAACTACTTAATTGATGATGAACCTGAATTAGATGTAGGGACTAGAACACGGATTCACCAAGGCAAAGAAGATATAAATAAAATATTAGCTGAGGTTAATACACCAAAAGTAAAGGAAACAAAACGTCAACTTAAACATGTCTTTAAAGGTCTTGCCGACGTTGCAGGTAAATCTAATAATCCACTGGCAAACGTTGGTGGTGATCTTGTAGGTGTCTTTTTTGATGGTGTTGCTTATGCACAAAACCCAAATATGCAGACAGGACTTGATTTGTTAATGAGTGGTTCTGAAGCTGTAACTTCACTAGGTGCATTGGGTCTCACGGCTGTACCAATTCCAGGTGCTCGTGTTGCAGCTTATGCTTTGATAAAAGTTGGAGACAATATAAGCAAGGCAAATCAAATCTTACAAATTGGTAGAGAAGGTATCTCGAAGATAAGAGGTAAAACGCCTACAAAGGCTCTGAAAATCAAGAAACGATAAAACATACATGGAGAACGTTTTAGGCGCCTTACAGGGCGATTTCAAGCTGTTTCTGAGTGCTTTATGGGAACAGCTTGAACTCCCTCCACCAACAAGAGCGCAATACTCAATAGCAGACTACTTACAAAACGGACCTAAACGTCTACAGATCCAAGCCTTCCGAGGAGTCGGTAAATCTTGGATTACAGGTGCGTTCGTTTTGTGGACTCTATTTAAAGACCCAGAAAGAAAGATCATGATTATCTCTGCCTCTAAAGAGAGAGCAGACAACATGTCTATCTTCCTACAAAAACTAATCATAGAGACACCATGGCTAAACCATTTACAACCAAAAAGCGACGAAGCAAGATGGTCTCGAATCTCATTCGACGTACAATGCTCGCCTCACCAGGCACCAAGTGTAAAGAGTGTTGGTATTACTGGTCAGCTGACAGGATCTCGCGCAGACCTCATGATTCTAGACGACATAGAAGTCCCAGGAAACTCTATGACGGAGTTGATGCGTGAAAAGCTTCTTCAACTTTGCACAGAAGCCGAAAGTATCCTTACACCCAAAAATGATAGCCGTATTATGTATCTCGGGACTCCTCAGACTACTTTTACTGTTTATCGTAAGTTGGCAGAGCGTAACTACCGTCCGTTCGTTTGGCCAAGTCGATACCCAAGAAAAAATAAACTTAGTCAATACGAAGGATTATTAGCTCCTCAAATAACTGAAGATATTGATGCTGGTGTCGTTGAATGGGACGTTACTGATCCAGATAGGTTTAGTAATGATGACCTCCTAGAGCGTGAAGCTGCAATGGGTCGGTCTAATTACATGCTTCAGTTCCAATTAGATACAAGCCTTAGTGATGCAGAAAAATTCCCACTTAAAATGGCAGACCTTATCGTTACTTCCGTTAACCCTAAGTCTGCTCCTGATCAAATCGTCTGGTGCTCAGACCCACAAAACGTTATCAAAGACTTACCCACAGTCGGTCTCCCAGGAGATTATTTTTACTCTCCAATGCAACTCCAAGGAGAATGGACCAATTATACAGAAACAATATGCTCAGTCGATCCGTCAGGTAGAGGAACTGACGAAACATCCGCAGCATTCTTATCTCAAAAAAACGGCTTCCTATTCTTGCATGAAATGCGTGCTTACAGAGACGGGTACTCTGACGATACCTTGCTCAATATTCTCAGAGGATGCAGAAAATATGGAGCTACTAAACTTGTCATCGAAACAAACTTCGGAGATGGAATTGTAGGTGAACTCTTTAAAAAACATCTACAGATGACAGGTCAAAATATAGACATAGAAGAGGTTAGAGCAAATGTCCGTAAAGAGGATCGTATCATTGATAGTTTGGAGCCTGTTCTTAATCAGCATAGGCTTGTCGTTGACAGGAAAGTTATTGAATGGGACTACAAATCTAACCCAGACGAAGCTCCAGAGAAACGACTTATGTATATGCTCTTCTACCAAATGTCTAGAATGTGTAGAGAGAAAGGTGCAGTTAAGCATGATGACCGAATAGATTGCTTAGCTCAAGGCGTTAAATACTTCACAGATGCTTTATCTATCTCTGCTCATGAAGCTATTAAAGCTAGAAAATCTGAAGAGTGGCAAGCTATGTTAGATGAATTCTTAGATAACCCTCAAGCTTCAGCTAACCATCTAGTACTTGGTATGAATAAAGACCAAAGAGACCAAGCTAACAGAATAGACAATAATAAGTCTTCTGTTCCTACTTGGGTGTAGTCTGAGGCGAAGCCGAAGGGTGAACACATAGACAACAAATAGACAACATTTACTTAATCCTTTGTAAACCTAGTCATAGCTTGGGATCTCACGGTCAGTCACATATACAGGGGGAGAGAAGGGTGGACTCAATCCTTGGAGTTAAAGGGAGACATCAAATCTCCCTTTTACTTATTCTCTGAGGCGAAGCCGAAGGGTGAATAGTTAAACACCTCCTAAAAGAAGAATAAGAAGAAGTTTAAACGTTTAATTAAACTTTCTTAATCCTCTCAACACTACCGTTAACGTCCGGTATACGTATATCCCTATTAAACGTTTAAACGTATAAACCTATGCTAACGAAGAAGGATAAGATTATATCTATGACTTTATATAATCCTCATGAACATGACTTCTTATATAAACGTCCAGACGGTACAACCTTTGTAGTAGAACATAGAAAAGATAAAGAAGACTTTATATATCAACCAACAAGTCAGTTAGAACTTCCATTATGAATACAGTAACTCTTGTTCATAGCACTGAGAATGGTGATGAACTAATAGCCTATATGGCAAGAGTCTCCAACCCTACTAATCAATCAAATCCAGAAGTATCTAAATTAATTCAATACCTTATTAAACATAAACATTGGTCTCCTTTTGAAATGGTTAATATGTGTGTTGAAATTAATACTACTCGGTCTATTACTTCTCAATTATTGAGACATCGTTCCTTTAGCTTCCAAGAATTTAGCCAGAGATATGCAGATGTAGACTTATTAGGTGAACCTATTGTTCCCTATCTTAGAAGACAAGATATAACGAATCGTCAAAACTCTATTGATGATATTGGAGTTAATTGTCAACAAGAATGGTTTAAAGAAATAGAATCGCTCTATAAGCACTCTACAAGGCTCTATAAGAGCATGTTAAAGGCTGGGATAGCTAAAGAGTGCGCAAGAGAGGTTTTGACGCTCTCAAGCCCTTCTAAGCTCTATATGAATGGTACGCTTAGATCTTGGATTCATTACTCTGATCTTAGATGCTCTAAAGAAACACAAAAAGAACACAGAGATATCGCTCTTAGTATTAAATCAATTATTAATCAACAATTCCCCTTAGTTTATAAAGCTATATATGACTATCCCTCATCAACCAAAACAAGTTAAATCTAAATGGTATTACATCTTTTGGGGGTCTGCTACTCTTTTAGTTGTCTTAGGTCAAATCTATATAGCGAATAGTTATAGATATTTAGCAGAACTTTTACAACAAACTTTAACGTGAATTTATTTCTTGATACAGCTGATGTGAAACAGATAGAAGATCGTTTGTCTTCTGGTCTTATATCAGGTGTTACCACCAACCCAACACTGATTAGAAAAGTTGGGAGAAATCCTTGGGATGTTTATACGTCTATTATTGAATTAGGTGTCTCAGATCTTAGTATTGAAGTCTTTGGTGATGAATCTAAAGAACTTATTCAAAATGGTCTCACTGTTCATGAAAACTACGGTAACGTAGCTACAGTTAAACTTCCCTGTACTCCTGAAGGTCTTAAAGCTTGTAAGTATTTGACTAATCTTAGTATTAAAGTCAATATGACACTTGTCTTTAGCTTGAGTCAGGCGATCCTTTGCAGTTTGGCAGGTGCTACTTATGTATCTCCTTTTGTTGGACGCTTAGATGATAATTCTTTAGAAGGTCTTAGTTTGATTAAGGATATATGTGATTTATATCGTTCAAGACAAATTAAAACGAAGGTTTTAGCAGCTTCTATTCGAGATGTACAGTCAGTTGGTAAGGCTTTTGGGTTTGGAGCTGATATATGCACTATTCCTCCAAAAGTCTTTGATAAAATGGCTGATAACGTACTAACAGATACGGGTTTAGCTAAATTCAAGGCTGACTTTTCAGCATAAATTTCTGAAGTCTATTAACGATATAGCGAGGACGCAAAACCCCCCATGGGGGTGCACGCGGGCGCGGTAGTTGGTGCGCTGGATACTGAATCCAGCTGGAATCACTAGGTTTTTGACTAATTACCGCGCCTGCCTGCGTACCTGCGCGCGGTAGTTGGTCTCACCTGCGTCTCGTGTGTCTTGTGCCATCTGTTGCGTTTTGATATCAACACAAACACTAGACTCCTTGCTACCACTGTGATATATCGATCCATTTGTTTTAGATAAGAGATTCTTATAACTCCTGCTATCACTGCGATCTATCCACTTTCGTACAGAGTTGAGCAATTGTACTCATACAGATTCTCTATCCAACCTGGTATAGTAGATCTAGATTGATTCTTGAAGATTGAGATCTTTCGAACTCTCGTTAGAGGGTGAGAGAGTTCTCAAGATTCAATCAGAATCAACTACCTCACCGATTCAGCCGGTTTCGCTGAGCAAACAAACAATCTGCCTGTAGAGGAGATTCAGAGATGGTGCCGATGACATCCGACAAGCAGTCATCACCGCCGAACCAGCGGCGTTTGAAATGAGCTGGTGACTAGCAAGTTGGTTGAACTTGCAATGTTGACATGAACAAAAGGGGGTGCCGTTCGGCTCACTCTCTACATGAGTTCAGGTTCGAGACCTGATCACCCCTGTTGTTTATATATTTTCTCATGAAAAAACTAACTCCATTTACACCACAAGGACGCAGCAATCCAGTGGCTTTGGTATCACCTAACTGTTCTCAATTAGTGCTGGATGTACTAGAGAATAGCTGGGATAAAACCAGTAGTGGACTAGGATCACACACTTATGTGGATTCGCTAAGTATTACAGATCCTGATGAGCTTCAGGAATATTGGGAAGAGTACAGCGTGTGAGCTGAGGATCAAATCCTCCCTTCCTTATTGCTACTCAATGAGAGTAGCTTCTTATTAATCATGTCACGATTATTTGATGCTCTCGATGAAAGATTCACTGATGTCGATGAGATTAAAGATGTCTACAACTACGGCTGTGGTGCTGGAGTTGGTGGGTTTATTTATTACTCAGAAGTACGTGAGTTTTTCTTCGAGCATGAAGACGAGATCGAACAGTATCTATACGACACATACGGTGATGACCTTATCAAGGACTTAGCCAAAACAAATAACAGTATTAATCAATTAATTAATGCAATGGTTTGGTGTGCTGTTGAAACATATTGCGGTACTCGTCTAGCTGATCTCGAAGAGAGTGAAGCTTTTGCTTGATGGTGTAG